TGTTCTGCTGGTGTTCTGGTATCAGATTCTTTTATTAAATCATCTATTTTTTTAACTTCTTTTTTGTTTCCTGCTGCCACTGCTTTTGCTCGCATATCTGCAATCTCTGCTGTTGCTTTGTCTGCTGTCATGTTCATTACTTCTTCAGCACCTAGGTCAACCAATAATTTTCTTTTTTGAATCATTTTGGCTAATGTAGCTTCGTCAGTCCCCATTAACTCTGCCGCTTTCTTTCTTGCAAACAAATTATGTTCAAGAGTATCGCCTTCGCTAGCAATAAATTGATTCATTAACTCTGCTTGTTTAGTAGCATTGCCAGTAACAGTTGCCATCCGATATTCATTTGTCAAACTTTTGCCTTGATTGTCTAATAAACGCCGGCCGGTAAGTTGTTGGTATTCCATTTCTGCACCAATGCTAGATTCTATGTTTAACAATGATTGTCCAGTCCCATGTAAACTTTCCATGGATGTGCCTAATAATCTGGCTTTCATTGTAGCTACTTCTAACTTGTTTCCAACACCACCATATTGTAATTGTAGATCTGCTCCCATTGAAGCTATGTCTTGTATAATCTGAGATTGTTGTTGCACTGCATCTATACCGGTAAATTCAGATAATGCTGTACTCATTTCATTTATTTTTAAAAGTGCGTCTTCTGAACTTTGACCCATACCGGCAGAAAATAATTCAAATTTCTGAGCGCCTTCTTCTGAAAGTCCTAGATTATTTTGCAAAAATGCTTGTGATTTTATTAAACTATTAATAAGTTTTTTGTTACCTTCTGTTGCAGTGATAAATCCACCAGTAATCTTTCCTAAACCAGCTGCATATTTAAATAGTTTAGCATCGCCTATTTCAACGTTAATAGTTCGTAGACGTTTAGAAAAATCAAATGCGCCGGCAGAACTCATTTTAAATTCTTTTTGTAGATCTTTTTGACCTTCTATTAAGAATGTGAGATTTTTTACTGACTGTAATGTTGCTTTTGCAAAATCTTCAAAGTAAGCAGTGGCTCTACCAACTCCTGCTGACAATGCTGCAAATTCACTAATGTTGGTTGAAACAAGCTTGGAGACATCTTCAATAGCAGGACCAGCACCTTTTAATGACGAAGCGAAGGCATCGATTTCTTTAGCAATTTTAGTTACAGTACCGCCTTTATTTAAATCGCCTATAGATTTAGCAAAGTCATTAAAGTCACCCATACCGAGTCTAGGCTGCTTCTTTAATTCGTTAATAGACACGTGTTTTGAAGATCTCATTAATTGACTCTTTATTATAAATATTTACAAGTTACTTTTTGAACTGTGGCCTATTGATCTTATTTTTATTTTGATTGGCTTGGTCTTCTCGATTGGATGCAGCATCACTTCGCAACTTGTTGATTCTAGATACCCATAGTTTACGAATTCGCAAAGGCATTGTGTATATGTCTTCAAATGACCAACGACCTTCTCCAGCCCATAATAGGTCGAATAATTGATTGTGAAATAATACTTGGTCTTTTGCTTTAAAACCAAAAAAGGTCGAGCTTAGATTGAAACATGGCAGGGTAAGTGGCTCCTTTATCATCCACTGCTTTTGTTTCATAATTAATACCAGGTGCTGATTCCACAATGTATTTTCTAAGTTTTCTACTATCCATTGCGCGGAGTTCATATTTTAAATACTCTTCTATGGTATTAACGTCCGTATCTCCGTTTATTGCATGTATTGACATTTTAAGAAACGTAGAATTAATTGATTCGTCTTCCACTTTATTAGCATCTGCTGCTGATAAATATTTGAATTTAATAACATCATTATTACTAGGAACAATATATTCAAAACAACCGTCATTATCTGCCGCTTTATCAAATTCTCTAGATTTTAACTTTGATAGATCCAATATTGCTGATACTGGTTTGTCTGTTTTAGAATCAATAATTGATACTGGATATTCATTTCCATATCCTAATATTCTAGCAGATATAATTAACCATTCTTTGTCGCCAATTACGAGCTCAGAAATATCTACTCCCGGAGTTACAATTAATGCTTCTAGTAATTTATCAAATATAACACCTTCGCTTATATAACTGCTGTTAGATAGTATATCTTCATCATATGCAGTCATATGACGCATTTCTATTTTTCCGGATTTTAATGCAGATGTTTCTTCATATACTTTGCCGTGAGATGGCAATGTAATTATGTTTGCAGGAAATTTGCTGTTTTGCTTTTCTTGTTCGTACTGCTTTTTTGCTAATTCAACAATTTGTTTGTTGTCTAATCGATCGGTAACTTTACTCATAATGTCCTTATTATAACTTTATTATAAATATGTACGAACACAAAAAATGGGTAGAAATTAATCTACCCACTTTATTAATATGATTTGTATTTTTAGAAATTTAAGAATGCCCAATCGTATCGAAGATCCATTGAAATTTTAACAACGTCTTCACTCGACCAATCTAAGTCACCAAAATTCGTACTAGTAATAAATGTTCCTTTTAATATCCACTCTTCAACTTTTTCACCTAATGGAGAAAGAGAAGTCAATGTTACTTCTTTTTTATACATTGATGAATACCCATCTCTACCAGTTGCAGATTCATGATGTAAACGTACCCAATCCATAACAGACTGTGCTGCTGATGGTACAATTGGATCATATAATGATATTGAGATTCCATTCCATTTAGTTTTACCTTTTACGTAACGCTGAACGTTCATGTGATCTAATACAATTTCTCCATTGTCTAGACTAGGTTTAGCAGATGAATGTATAAGATATGCAGGGATACCTTCAATTTCCATAATAAATTGATGTGCTTTCTTTGGTTCCCAAGAGTATGCATTTTGCCAATAATTATTATCAATACCATAATCAGCAAAATCCGTACCAGGATTTGCTTGATTTATTTGATCTTCTAATGCCATAGTTTATTCCTTGTATTTTAATATAAATATATCGGACAGTAAAAAAGGCAGGACCGAAATCCTGCCTTTTGTGTTATTTTTTACTCCTATTCAGGAAATGATGCACCCGTAGGTTGAATATTAAAGTCTAAGACAATAAATTCTGCCGTTCTAGTTGGTTGTAAAAATATTTGACCATACATTATATTTCTATCTATTACGTCTGGTGTGTTATTTGTTTCATCCATTACTACACGGAATGCTGACAAACCTTGTTGTGCTCTTACTTGTTCTAAATAAGGATTCACAATGCTCAAGAATCTGTTTCTTGTTGCGGAAGTATTTTGTTCGAATACTAGGTATCTAGTTGACGATGCAATAAACTTTTTAACTTCGATAAGCAAACGACGCACATTGACACGATCTAATGCACTCGGTCGAGCTTGCAATGTCTTTTGCCCCCAAACACAAATTCCTTCATTAGGGAAGTTTGCTATAGGATTAACACGGTTCTCATACAATGTGTCTCTATTCGATTGACTTAGATTTTTATATGTGCCAATTGCTGTTGTCAACCCACCTCTAGTTAAACCAGCTGGTGCATACCATGGTGCAGTTACTGCATCATTAAATGCTAATACTCCTGGCATTACTACTGATGGTGGAACAAAAATTGGTTTATTCTTTCCTGGATCTACAACTCTTACCCATGGGAAATATGTTGCTGCATAATTGCTATCAATGTTTGTTACTTGTTGAACTACAGTAGCAATATTATCCGTTAATACATTGCTATCCATTATATAGAATGTGTCTTGTCTTTGTTCTACCAAATTTCTAGCAGCACTAGTTACTAATGGATGAATACTATCAATAACACCAGGTGTAATCAACATGTTCATATCATAATAATCGGCATTGCTTAATAATGCAAATGCTTTATTATATGCCTTAGTTCCAGTTGTGGCTGTACCACTACAATCAAATCCAAATGTATTTGTAGATTTAATATTTGTTCCTGACAGTTTAGGTAAATTTGGACGAGCTCCATCAAAGCCGCCTTGCATTGGTACCATAAACTTTCTAGTGTTAACAGAAACATTGCTTGTAAATGTATTCGCATTCAATGCTGTTGTCAATGATCCACTATATGCTGTTGTAGATGTTGGGAAATCTGCTCCCGCGTCTTGGCTCACATCACCTAAATAAAAGTCTACATTGCTACCGGTAGTTGATAAAACGGTTGGGATTGGAGATAAATAATTCAAGTTATTCAAATTAGTAAAATCAAATCCAAAATAGTTTCTGCTGCTAAATGTGGTTTGAACTTGTGACGTCAATGTTGCCGTTGCAGTTAAATTAAGTGACGAGCTATACATTGGAATTGGTGATGTTAATGCTACATATCCAAATGGTATCAATGTTTCGGTATTTGTTTTTTCTGATACGCCTGGATCAACTTCTACTCTAATAAATTTAGATAAATTAATATAATCTCCATTAACAACAATATCACCAGCATCAGTAATTGTGCTGTATCGATCTCCAATTACTCTAGAAATATATCTAGGTGAGTCTGGATCTAAATTTAGATTTGTAAATGATTCAACAATATCCGGCGTACGATCTGTGTCTTGAGATGAATATGGTGTGTTAACAATATTTGTCGTATTGACGCGTCTTACCTCTACTGTAAATGTTCCGTACCCATTTGGATCTGAAACTTCAGATGCAAGTCTAACATCACGAATACCAATTTTTACTTCGGAACTAACTGATGTACCATGTGATAATGTGTGAAATTTAAATAGATTCTTTGCAGTAGTTCCAATTTTCTGTGAAGTAATAAATGGCGTTGCTGCTGTTTTATAATCTTCTAAAAATGAATATGCACTACCAGTTACTTGTTCCAATGAAATAGTTACATCGGCCATATTATTAAATAGGCTAGATGCTGCTTTATTTTCATATTGAACATATACTGGATAATCTACTGATTTAGGAGACTTACCATATGTTTTTGTTATATATGAATTATCAGTCGATACAATTGAAGCTGATGTCGAAGCTCCATTTCCGGCTAGAAATGCACTAAATCCTGGAATGGTTGTATCAGTAGTAAATGATCCAGATACTTTTATTT